GAATACAAATCTGTAATCGAAGGTGGTACAGCTAAAGCTATAACTTCAGCTACTGCTACTTCTGCTTGTACAGGTACTTGGACTCGTAAAGTTGCTTCAGCTCTTTCTTTGGGTATTTTACCAGTATTCCATTCTTAAGGACTGGTCATGGCACTCGTTAAAGGTACAAATTCTTATGCAACAATCTTGGAAGCTGATGCATATTTTTCAGACAGGTTGGATGTTGCCGCATGGACTTCAGCCACAGAAAATCAAAAGTCTCAGGCTTTAATCACAGCGACATCAATGTTGGATGATTTGGCTTGGACGGGTGTTGCCACAGATTCCGCTCAACTTTTAGCCTTTCCAAGAATAGGTTTATATTTTGATCCAAGATTGGGTATTAACGTAGAAATTGAAGGTGTTCCTTCAAGAATTTTAACAGCATGTTTACAACTGGCGTATCATCTTTTGAATAATGATGGTTTATTGGATGATACTGGTTCAGCTATAGATTTGAGTATTGGTGGTATCTCTTTAAGCAGAATAAGAAATCCTGGAAAGATACCATCAATCGTTAAAAGACTTATAAGACCTTTACTTTTAAATACTGCTATAAATACTTGGTGGCGGGCAAACTAATGAGCTATGCTAAAATTATTGATAATAATCTTACAAGAGCTTTTAACTTGGTTAAAGATTTGGCGGAATCTGCCAGTTTTTCAAAGAAGAACGGAATATCTTTTGATTTTGAATCTCGTGAAACTATTAATTTAACAACAGACGTTGTTATTGCAAAAGTCATAGTCATGGATGAAAAGAAAAATTCTAAAGATAGAAATACAAAAGAAAAACAAATTATGTTTAAAACACAAGATGTTGGTGATATTTCTTTATATAATACAGTAACACTAAATAATATTATTTGGAAAGTGGGGTCAGCAATAAAAACTGACGGTTTCATTTCCATTGCAAATATTTATTTGGAGGGATAATGGGAAAATATACAAATCTAGAAAAAGATATATTTTCATTATTTGCAAATATAACATGGACAGCAGAGGTTATAAAAACTTTTCCTTCCAATTTTGTAACTGTAAATGCTGGTGAAGAATTTATTAGGATAAATATTTTACCAAAAGGAGCTGGAATTAATTTAAATTCAACATCTGGTGTTCTATTAATAGATATATTTACACTTGCAGGAAATGGAACTAAAAGAACATCTCTTATTGCAGACAAGCTAGACTCTTATTTAGTCGGGAAAACTTTATCAACAGAATCGACAGCTGTTACACAATTTGCTAACAGCTCTTTAGATTACTCTGGACAAGATAAAGATAATCCAACACTATTTAGAGCAACTTACTCAATCCCTTTTAATTTCTTCGGAGCTTTATAAAAATGGCACATATTTCTTCTATTGGCGCTGCAATGTTTACAGATCTTTCTGTAATTACCGGTACTGTTACTTCTGGAAAAGCGGAAGCAAGTCCAACTCAACCAGCTACTAAAGATGCTACAGGTTTTCAAGCACTGTTTGTTACAGCCACTTCAACCTCAAAATATGCTAAAGTAAGCAATGTTAGAGAGTTCCCTGCTATCGGTACTCCTGCTAACATCGTTAGTGTACCTGTATATGGTCAAAAACAAGGTCAAAGTATCGGTGGTCAAGCTGATGCACCATCTTTGGAAATCACCATCAACTATGTAGCAAGTGATTGGGCTAAAGGCGTTACAGGTACTACTCCTGAATCTGCTTTAGCTAACATGGTGGGCGACGGTATTTCTCGTGTTTGGAGATTTACTTTGTTGAACGCTGATTCAACAGCAACTCCAGGTGCTTCTTTGGGTAAATATGATTCTGTTGCTGGCGGTCTTGGTACTGTTCAAAACAGCCAATACTATTTCTTCGGTAAACTAGAATCTTTATTGGTAACTCCATCATTGACTGATGCTACAACTGCGACAATCGCAATCTCTGTACAATCAGATTTCTATGGTGCTTATACAATCTAAGTAAATGGATAGGGGTATTCCTAGGTTAAGAATACTTAAATAATCGTGGCCACTGATAACGATGCCCTTTCTTTTTAATTAAGGATAATTATGACAGACGAATTGCAAAAACCATTCAGTACAAGTTATGTACTAAAAACAACCGCTAAACACATGCGTAAAAGCATAGATATTAGTATAAGAAAAACATTTGAAAGAGTTAAAGAATTTGAGCCTGATACAGAAAAGGCAAAAGAAGTTTTTATAACTTTATCAATATTACATCAAATGCGAAAGAATCTTGATGATTTTCAAGCTTTGAATTCAGATAATTTTAAAGGTGAATAATTCATTCACAATAACGGAACGGTAAAATGATTCCACAAATAAAGGTAAATAATATGTCAGGTATTAAAAGTTTAGTAGGTCGTAAGATGACTAAGTCTGTGAAATTCATGGGCGAAGACGTCAAGATTTCAAAATTGAGTGTTGCTGAAGTTATGGACATTCAAGTTAAAGCTAAAGAGATAGAATCGGATGAGTCTGCAGGTCTTGCGTTACTTCAAACAGTTATTCGTTCAGCCGTTGAAGGTGGTGAAGATTTGGCTGATGAAGATTTTCAAACATTCCCTATGGATGAGTTATCAAAACTTTCCAATGAAATTATGAAATTTTCTGGTATTGGTGCAGAACAGGGAAAGTAATCCTGACCGATGAAGATTTGGCAATTTATGAATTAGCCTTTCATTTACATCTTCCGATATACAAGTTAGAATCTGAAATGACATATGAAGAACTTCTAGGATGGTTTTCATATTTTGAACAAAGACCTATTGGTTGGCGTGATGATGACAGGACAATGAAATACTTACAAACACAAGGTGTGAAAGAAAAACCTTGGAATGTATTTGCTTCACTTGATCCTATTTACAATCGCAAGAAACCTGAAGGTTTTGATGTTTCTAATTTTAAACATTCTGGACTATTTCAAAAGCTTTTGGGAGCTGGTGGAGGAGACAGATTAGATTTATGATTAAAATAAAAAATAATTTAAATCTTAAGAAAGAATTAAATGAACAGGCAAATCTTGCCAAAGATATCATAGTAAAAAAGCTTATAAAAGATTTAAAAGAAGAAACACCGGTAGATTCAGGTGCAGCAAGAGATGGGTGGAAATATACAGGAAGGTCAATTATGAATGATGTTCCCTATATTGATGATTTAAACAGAGGAACTTCAAAACAAGCACCTTCTTATTTCATTGAGAAAACCCTTCTTAAAAGTTTAGCAGTAAAACCAAACGGTATAATTGTTACTAACTTATAATTTAACAATACCCCACTTATAACGAGTGGGGTTTTAAACAAGGATATTTATGTCTGGTATTATAATTGATGTAAACGCCAAAACTGCGCAAGCTGAAAAAGACTTACAAAGTATAAATAAGTCGATTAAAAATATCGAGACAAGTACAAAAGGAGTTTCAGATTCTCTCAAACAAATGTTTGTCAGCATCGGAGGTTTAGCTGCGCTGGGCGGTTCATTGGCGTATGTAAAAAACATTTCAACAGAGTTTAAACAACTCGAAAACAAAATAGCAACAGTTACAGGTAGAACAAAAGAGCTTGTTGCAGTACAAACAGGTCTTTTAGATATTGCCAGAGCCACAAGAGGTTCTGTTGCAAATACTGTTCAAACATATACAACATTCGGTAGAGCTTTAAAAAACACTCATCAATCATCTCGAGATATTTTGACTGTAACAAAAGCTATACAACAATCATTTGCAATTTCAGGAACTAATGCAGATTCTGCAAACAGCGCAATTATACAATTGGGTCAAGGTTTATCTTCAGGTACATTACGTGGAGATGAATTTAATAGTGTAATGGAACAGGCTCCTGGTCTTATCACTGCAATAACAAATGAATTGAAGGTTACTCAAGGCGAATTGAGAGCAATGGCTGCGGAAGGTAAAGTTACCGGAGATATTGTTTTTAAATCTCTTCTCGCACAAGCTTCAAATATTAATAAAGAATTTTCAGTGTTAGCTCCTACGCTGACAGAGGCTTCACAAGCCACAGCCCAAGCCTTCAAGGTGATGGTGAATGAACTTGACAAAGGTCTGGGATTCACCGATGAAATGGGTTTAAGATCTTTTAATTTAGCAAAGAAAATAGAAGAAGCTTCCAAAGGAGCTTTTGAGTTTGGCATAAATATTGCACTTGCATATTATGAATTAAAAGCAAAAATATTAGGTATTGTTTCTGAAATAAAACAATCATTCACTACAATAAAAAATAGCGTAATACAAGCCTTTCCTCCGGATTTAATTGATAATCTTTTGGCTAAGGATTTTGGTAAAGTTTTATCTCAACTCGAAGATTTATTTATATCAGTATTTCATGCAATTTCAAATGAAGTTGGAAGAATCTCCAAAGAAATCTTTTACAAAATGTCAGGCAAGACTGAATTTGTAATGATATTGTTAAGTATACGTTCTTTTGCAGTTGCTGTGGTGGATACGTTTAAAGAACTATTCAAGATTGTCACAGGAAGCGATGGATGGATAGGTATTATTGACAATATTACAGGAACATCTTCCGATCTTTGGTCTTTGACTGTTGCAGGTTTGACTCGTTTCAAAGATAACTTCATAAATTTGTTTGAAGATATTCTGGACAAAGTTAAAACAACTTATGGAAAAATAATAGATTTCTTTAAAGAATTAGTTTCAGGAGTGTTTGAAGGAGACTTTTCTTCAAAGTTTAGTTTCACTGTTGATATTGAAAAAGCAGTGGCAAATATAAAACAAGCATACGAAACAA